ATTGTTTCTTTTCTTATGGTAGCTTCCATGAGTGGTGGAGCGTACTTTGGTTACAAGTATGTAACTTCAGAACAGTTCCAAACAAAAATGATGAATAAAGTTTTGGGTAAAGTACAAGGACTTATGCCAAAAATGTTAGATAACTCTCTACCAAGTACAACAGGACAATCGATTCCTTTTCTTAAGAAATGAAGTGTTATTGGTGCGATACAGAGCTAATCATAGGTGGTGACATTGATATTGAAGAAGATATGAGTGGCTATCCTGAGTTTTCTGTGATGACTAACTTATCTTGCCCTAAATGCTTTTCAGAGGTAGAAGTATTAAAGAAACGAGATGCCTATGACTGAAATTCCTGAGATCGTAATTCCAGAGATTCCAACAATTAATAGCTATATTTATACTCCATTACCTGTTTTAAACGTACCACTGCCTAATATTGATCTCCCAGGTTGCGTCAAAACTCATAGAGATGCAAGTATAAAAAATACACAAATAATAGAAGATGATATAAATGGAGCGTTTTATAGTTGTCCCGAAGGTAAAATCCCCTCTTTCGTTCCAATAAATTATGACAGGAAAAAAATCGAAATTGTAGAGCAAAAACAAGAAAAGCCTATTAATAACTCCAATATTCCAGAACCCACGACACCTGAGATTCCCGATATTCCGAAAGAAAAAGAGCAGATAAAAATAGAACCCTGCCCAGGTAGTAAAGATCAGAGAGTTGGAGACTTTCGTAACGAAAAACGATTGGAACGTGTCATCGGACATGAAAGAGGTGATGATGGGATTGAGTGCATCACTCTATATGAAGACGTTCCTTTTGTGGATCAATACATCCCAGAACCGAGCACTATTGTTTCTACTGCTGTTATTGGCCTTGTGGCTGCGAGTAGCCCTCTTATTCTCAATATAATCAAACCAGCTATTAAAAATATTGTAAAAAAACTTACAAAGAAGAAAAAAGAGGTAGAATAATATATAAGCAACCAGACCCATTATCAAATCGTTAGATCGGTCACTGCTCTGTTGGAGCGTCAGTTGCTTTTTTAGACAAGTGGATACCCGTAGCTTGTCTATTTTAATTTGTGAGTATGTGGGATAACTTGATTTGCTTTTGGTACTAAATAAACATCCTTACAGATATTAAAAAAGGGACTATCAGTAGTAAGCATTATCCCCTCCTGTTTCAATTTTCCACATTCACGGATTCTTGCGATCTGCCAATCTAAACGCTTATTCTCTAATACTTGTTTTTGTATATTTATCTGTGTATCAGCAGCAGACTTACATTGATTCTGGAATCCTCTGTCTAACGGAATACTGAATGTAGCTGATATTCCAAAGTTCAAAGCATAACTGTCTTTATTGGTTCCAGAATAATTCTTTTGATTGAAAAGTACATTACCTGGGTTATCTGGTACACCATCGTCATTAGCATCTGTTGGATCGTAAAAGGGTGTTTCATAGTAGTCCCGATAAGGCTTGAGGTAATTTGCTCCAAAAGTGGTGAATGGGCTAATGGATAGGGTCGGCCCTTGGCATATAATATTTCCACCATACTGATTAGTTGTCATATTACCCGTAAGCGTTTGTACAGCCATATTCGTAACCGAGCCATTATTTGATTGCGAAACAGCATTAGCTAAAACCTGTGCAGGAGATAGCAGAATTATTGAGAGAACACTGAGGTACTTGTGACTACGCTTTGCGACTCTATGTTTCTTTGTATCGTTGTCACGTTTGATACCCCACCTGGGCCACGATAAGTTTCCGTGAATTGAAATGCGTTCCCAGAGCTTGAGTCGGTTAGTGTGAATACTGGCTTGTTGTTTGTTGATAAGTCTAATCCTGTCCATGTCTGACTCTCTCCGTTTATTGTCCCATTAACATCCGTTGTATTTGGAGCGACTGATCCATCGGTTGTGACTCCCAATCCAGTAACAGTGTACTCATAAGAATTACCAAAATAATCTGTAGAAGTAATAGTCTCACTGATTGAGGTTGTTGTATTCGTGGTGCTTGAAAGAGTTCCCGTTGTGAAGTTAGGAACAACAGGCTGTGATTTAACAGGTACGGCATACAACAGAAGCAACAATAAGAACTTTTTCATATATCATCTTATGGTTAGCTCCGTTACAAACTGTCCTGTAACAGTAGATCCTGCATCTCCTTCATGTAATCCTGTGATTCCGTGACCTGATGTGATAGATCCAGCAAAACCATCTCCACTTCCAGCTACAGTTGAAATTACACTACCAAAGTTAGGAACTGTTCCAGCAGTAATTGTTGTATTTTCTGTTCCGTTATTTGATGGAATCGTATCTGCTGCTGTGAATGATTCTGTTAATGACCATGTACTTGCACAGTTAGCTGGTGTTGCTCCGCATCCATTTATAGAATAATCTCCAGCATTTAAAGTAACTGCACCATTACTTACAGTTAGTCCTCCGATCTGATCGTTTGAATCACTTGTTCCGATATTGCTTCCAGACGCACTATATGACGCACCAATCCGTGTTGCCTGTGTCATAGCAGCGTCAACTTTTACGCTTACGCTCGATGTAAATTTTGAAGTTATATCAGCATAAGCTGGTGCTGATAATAACAGTAATAAAGGGAGTAATTTCTTCATTTTTTACTGATACCAACATTATTGTCTTTATTTGATACTACATTAAATGGCCTCTTTTTGCCATTTGCGTTGTTTTTCACCTGTAATCCCATATTAGACATCACTGCCGACAATAATCCAGCAGCAAATGTGGTATCAATTTGTTTCATTGAATTTCCGAAGTATGCGTAAGAAATTACCCCCAAACTCCAAAAAAGTATAATCATCTGCGTAATATTTGATAGAAGAGAAGGACCTTCTTTCTCTTCTTTTTCTTCTGTATCTGGGTCGGTTTTTGGGTCTTGAGTTGCCATAATCTTAGTGATATACTATAAATATAAGGATTGAGGCCAAGTTTGGCAAATAGCGGTAAGGTAGTAATAGAGATATCAAACTTATGTATAAGATTCTAAAACCAATCTTAATGACTTTTTTAACGACAACTGCTGTTAAAAGATTGGTCGTAGATTTATTAAAATCAATCGCAAAACAAACCACAAATACTTTGGATGATAAAGCAGTTGCAATATTAGAAAAACAGCTTTTTCCTCCAGCATGAAAATTACTAAATTTCTCAACATTGACATCGAACCAGCACCTCCAGAATTGGAATTAGAAATCGAAATGCAATGTAGGGAGATTATGAAAAGTAATGATTTGGATAATATAAAAAGATACTGCACTCATATGGTCAGGAAGAAGTTTGACCAAGATATTTTTATGGCTTCTTTATTAAATAGATTGATAGAGTTAGAAGCTAATCGTGTTGTGGGAGAAATGAGGCAAAGGAAACCTAAGAATCCTTTGAAAAAGTGGTTTCGTATTCGTTAAGCTCTTTATCAGTAAAATCTTTCACCAATAACTTATCAATTTTATCTATTTCATAATTGAATTTTAGTATTGCCGTACGAATGTGTTCTGTGATCCATCCACCCTGTCTTGAAACAACTTGAGCCTTATTCCTTTCGTTAATAAAAATATAGTGATCGTAACCTTTAAGTTCTACGTCTAAAAGATTTTTTTCAAGATTTTTACGTCTTATTTCTTTTAATCGTCTTAATTTTTTAGAGTCGCTCATTTTTCGTAAGTGTCAGGTGGGATTGATAACCAATGTCGAACTCCATTGATAATCATATAATTATACGTTCCATCAGTAACTATTTTTGGTTCGATTTCTTGTTGATTGAGTTGAGAAGTCTTGATAATGCCCTGCCTTGTAGTCGATTCTGAATAACTTTTTTCCAATTTTCCTCGTCTTTCTTTAGAGCTTCATTGTACTCTTTCTCATCAATATTGTCTTGTAAAAATTTATAAACAATATCTCGAATCCAAGACGTAGGCTTAACTTTCAGTTGCTCTCTAATGTATTTATCGAAGAGTTCTCCTCTATTTATGTCTATCAAAACATGGTAATATTTTTTGTTTCCTCGAGGATTCTTACCAGATTGAGCCATGAATATCTTTTTAAGACTATATTATCACAATCTCGTTGTATTAACTTTTGTCCAACATTTAATTAAACGCTCCAATTCAGCAATTCTTTGTTTTGCAGCTTCGATTCTTTGTTGTGTAGTCATAGATTCAGATTCTAATAATGTTATTTAGTATTTTCTCTGGGGAGAGTGGCTGAAATTGTCCCATTCTCTATAATCACGCTCCACAGCATTGATTTGGTGTGGGACAAGGGTATGGGACAAGTAAAGTTGTCCTACGTTCCAATTATAATGGGACAATCTATCTTGTCTCACATAGT